GACTGGAACGGGCTGTACGAGTTCGCGTGCGCTCGATGCCAATCCTGGAAGGGTGGATGCGGATGCAAGCGCAACGTCCTGATCGTGGCCGAGGGCGCCAACACCGTGATGTGCACGCTGTTCGAGGAGGAGACGGACCTCGACGTGCTGCGGGAGCGGCAGCGGAAGCGGTGCGGATGGTGAGCGAAAACAATTGTTGACAATCAACAGAAACCATGTAAAATGGGCATTAGATTGTGGCGGCAGATCGCCACGCCCCGCGCGAGCGGGACTGCCAAGTCCGCGGACCAGCTTCGCGGCAAGATGATGGAGAACCTCATGCCGAAGAAAATCAAAGGAGACGCTCCGCCGAAAGAACCGAAGAAGCGGGCCGCCAAGAAGCCGACCGAGAAGATCGAGAATGCCAAGGCGATCGAGAAGCCGAAAAACGCTCTGGCGCTGCTGAAGGGCATGGCCTCCTTGAAACCGGAGGTGATCCCGCGCTGGGCCAGCGACCCGGAGAGGCAGCGCACGCTGCGCATGGTGGTCCGGGCGGCGGGGGACTTCGGCAAGCTGGACATCGCGATGCAGAACCGCACGCGCTCCCCCATGAAGGGCATCAACGATGCGGATCTGCTGAGCGGGGATCAGGTGCTGCTGTCCAACCTCGGGGTGGCGTTCGGCGACGTGCGCGAGGCGATCCAGAAGTCGGTGAAGTACCTGGTGGCGCAGAGCGAGATCGGGTTGTGGCTGCTGAGCCAGCCGGGCCTCGGCGCGGGCTGGCTGGCCGGGTACGTGTTGGCCGAGTTCCCGGACGTGTACGACGCGGGCATCTGCCTGCGCTGCGGGACCCACCTGCATCGGCAGATGGACGGCACGTACGTGCACCCCGTGTTGCCGAACAGCACGGTGGTCAAGCGGGGGCAGGCCGCGGATGACGGTGCCGAAGAGGTTGGAGGCAAGGAGGAACAGGACGAGTTCATCATCCGCAAGATCGAGGCGTGGGACGGTCAGCGCATGGACTCCAAAGACTGCCCGCTCCAGGGGCAGCCGGTTCCGATCGGGCACTACCGAATGCACGAGCGCAAGCCGAGCACGTTCGCGCGCTACGCTGGCATCTCCACGGAGCAGGGGTACGCCTGCCCGGTGTGTCTGCACAACCTGCACTACGACGGCAAGAGCAAGGTGTGGAAGCACCCGACCTACACGAACCACCCGACCGGGTACAAGCGCTGCGCGCACAACGGGGTCGCGCTGCCCAACGTGCTGGAGTACGGGAACCCGTTGCTCAAGCTCGGAGACGGCACGTTGCAGCCCGCGATCCCGCGCATGGTCTCGCCGCGGCGCACGACCGGCAACGCGCTCAGCTTCAACTCGCAGCTGCGGTCCAAGCTGCTGGGAGACAACGGCGTGGTGGACCAGTTCGTGAAGCAGCGCCACCCCAAGTACCGGGCCATCTACGACGGGGTGAAACAGAGGGTGGCGCAGCGCGACCCCTGGAGGTCCAAGGGCACGATCGACATGATGGGGCGGCGCGCGGCGGCCTACCGCTTCATCGTGGACTTCTTCATCGAGTGGCGGCGGTGTGAGGGGCTCCCGTCGAGGCTTCCCTACGAGGAGCAGTACCTCGGCGTCAAGCATCACGGGGACTACGTGCCGGTGGAGCGGGTTGGATAACGTCGTCCGCAAAGTCAACGCGGGGCGCATGGACAGGTGGGGAGACAAAACCAAGAGGTCGGGCATGAACAGTGGCCGCTGCAACTCCAGAGCGATAGGCATGGACAACCGTCAAGGCATTTCAAATTCAGGGATCGTGGATAGGTGGTGGTGCAAGATCAAGTCCGGGCGCATGGACAGTGAAGGTCGCATCGGAAGAACTGCTGGCATGAACATTAGCGGACGCAAAAACAGTGGATCGTGCATGGACAGCAGAGTGGGCAAAAACAACGCGGGGGGCATGAGCAACGCCGTAGGCAGAACCAATGGATGGTACATGAATAGTGTGGCGCGCAAAACCAACGAACTGGGCATGGACAGGATCGTGGGCAGGATCAGGAACAGGTGCGTGGACAATTGAACTCGCAGAATCAGCAAGGCCAACATGGACAATCGCGGGTGGCAGAACCAAATGACCAGGCGCGAATAGAAGTTGGAGCAGAATCAACGGTGTCGGCACGAACAAGGTGACGGGCAGGTTCAGGAACTAGTGCATGGACAGTGATCAAGGCAAAAACAGGTCGACAAGCATGGACAGCGTCCATATCAAAAACAATGGTCCTGACATGGACAATTTGGCAAGCAGGGACAGCCGATGATGCGTGGACAGTGGATCAATCAGAGACAGCGTAGTTCGCATGAAAATGGGTTTCGGCGGAATCATCGAAAAGAGCATGGACAACGGTGCCAACAGGATCAACTGCGTCGGCATGAACAGTTGTCGGAGCTGAAATAGCATGTGGCGCATGGACAACACAACCGGCAGAGTCTACCCCAGAGGCATGGAAAACTTGGAAGGCAAACCCAACCCCACCGGCATGGACAGAACCCACGGCAAAAACAAGTGGTGGTGCATGGACAAAAGCGGTAGCAGACTCAAGACGGCGGTCATGGACAACTGGCCGGGCAAAAACAACTGCCTTCGCATGGATAACCAGCCGGACAGAATCAGCATGGTGCGCATGAATAACGTGGGGTGCAAAAACAAAGTTCCATGCATGGACAAGTGTCGCGGCGAAAACAGAGATCAAGGCATGGACAATCGCCACAGCGAAAACAGTGTACGTGGCATGGACAACTATGGCGGCAACACAAAGCACCGATGCATGGATAACGTGGGGTGCGAAAACAATTTCCCGTGCATGGACAGACTGCCTCGCGGAACCAACAATGATGACATGGACAACGCCAATGGCAGAACCAGGGGCCCAGGCATGGATAGCAACGGGTGCAACAACAATGCACAAGGCATGGGCATTTTGATGTAGGGAGCGAACACGTGTTCGCTCCCAGGAGATAGATCATGGCGAAGCCGATGACGGAGAAGCAGAAGAAGGCGAAGACCGAGCGCGACCGGGAGCGCCGGAACGTGAACAAGGAGATGGCGACCCTGCGGGACCTGCGGGCGCTCCTTGGGGTGCCGAAGAACGGGTCGGTGCGTACGGCTGTCGAGGGCTTGGTGGACACGGCGGCGATGAGGCGACAGAAGCTGGCGATCATCGAGTCGGAGATCGGAAAGATCAATGCGGTCGTTTCTCCAGGGTATTCAGGAAGCAACCAGGACTCAGCGTTGCGCAAGGTGGAGTATCTGAATCAGAGGTTTCAGGAGATTGCGCATCTCACGGGCTCGGAAAAGAACGCGGTGGAGGATGTCCGAACCACGTTCCAACTCGTCCAGCGCTTGCGCAGCGCCTTGGAGATCTGGGGAAGCACGGACGATGCGGTCGTGCAGCAGGCGGCCGAGTGCGTGGACGTAATCAAGCAGGTGCGCAAGGCGCTGAACACCCCGGCGGGTGAGAGCCTAGTCGACCACGCGAAGCGAGTGGGAGCGCGGACGGTCCGACCGATCCCGGAGCGGGGCGGCCTCCAGTTCGGCGACGTGGTCTGGTTCATCGCAAACTGCCCGCCCTATCGAACGGTGGACCCGGATCATCACCTGCGGAGCGGTGTCGTTGTCCAGGTGGAGGCCCTCGACCTGGATGCGAAGCGCGAGCCGAACGTGCTGGTGGCCTTCGTGGAGGACGGCGCGGGCGGCCTGATGGAGTGGCCCGCGGACCATTACTACCGATCGCGGGCGGAGGTGGCGAACCGGATGCTCCGGGACGTCAACGTGAAGCGCGAGGAGGCGGACCAGGCCCGTATGAAGTGGCTCCGCATCCTGAGCGAGGGTGACGTCGTCGACTAGGGAGGGCGCGATGAGCGAGGAATCCGAGAAGGCGCCGCTGGCCGAGATGATCGGCAAGCTGGCGGAGGAGATGAAGAAGGTGGAGGACGACTACGTGCTGCTGGAGGACATCCAGTGGCCGGTGGAGGTGCGTGGCGTCAAGGTGTGGGTGACGCCGCCCTTCCTGGACCGCTGCAAGTGCGGGGACCCGGTACGGGTGCGGCTCGCGGGCGAGGCGGATACGCACGTGGGGATCTTCCTGGGGCACTTCGTGCTGCCCAGGGAACACGTCATCGCCTACCACAAGCCGAAGGCGGAGTTCTGCATCCCGCTGCCGACCAACCCGGCCATGTTCGTGCCCGCGCTGCGGCGCGTGGTCTGGGGCGCCGAGAGCTGGTGGGCGCCGGTCAAGGACGCCGCGGACATGGAGCGGGCGATCACGGACGCGGACATCGAGGGGCAGCCCTACGTGCAGATGCTGCGCGCCATGGCCGAGAAGGACGCGAACACGAGTTCGCCCAAGGAGGGGTGATGATCAAGATCGAGATGCAGAGCGCGTCGGTGTTCCGGATTCGCTTGGACTTCGGGAGCGCCCGCTGCATGGAGGAGGCGCGGCTCCTCGTGATCCTGCTGCTGGAGCACGGGGCGCGCGAGGTCACGCTGGAGCACAAGGACAAGCGATGATCCGGGTCGTCGAGCGGGGCACGATCACGGCGCGGTGCCGGACCTGCGGCAGCGTGCTGGACCTGGATCACGGGGACGCCAGGCAGTTACCGACGTCGCCTCCGACGTGGGAGGTCACGTGTCCGGTCTGCGCGTCGAGCGTGAGCCTGACATGCGCGGCGGGGACGGGGGCGCTGATCTCCCAGTTTGCCGCGCGAGACCACATGGCAGCGTGGCAGCATTCGACCGCGGCGCGCCTGCAAGAGCTGGCGCATAGGAGGTAGCGGGATGGTAGACGATCTCAAAATCCTGCCGGGGCAGGTGACGCAGCTGACGACGAGGCCAGTTGATCGGGAGGCATTTGGAAAAATAAAAAGGGAGACCGCGAGGCGAGATCCCCCTGCCTGGTCGACCGTGGTGTCGAAGGGCGGCGGACCGGCGCACACGCACATCGAGGTGCCCCCCGACGCCTTGGACTGGATGACTCCGAGGGGTCCCTGCCAGGAGTGCGGGGAGCGCCCGGCGACGATCCTGTGGGCTCCGGACGGCACGATGGGCATGATCCACGGCGGGTACCGGTACTGGTGCAACCGGTGCGCGCTGCGGGTGCAGGTGGAGCACGCGCGATTGTGTGCGGCCCGGCTTCCCGAGCTGGAGCGGCAGCTGGCGGAGGAGGAGGCGCGGTGATGGACAAGACGCTGATCGGCATCCTAGTCGTGGTGGCCGTGTCGTTGCTGGGCGGGGTGGTCTACGCGACCTACCTGGCGATCCGGCGGGGGCTCCGCATGCTGCGCGCCATCCAGATCGCGGAGACCGCGGTGGACGTGGCGCGGCGATACGGTGGCGACGCGGGCCCGGTGGAGGCCGTGGCGCGGCGCCTCCTGGACCTCAAGTGGCAGGTCGGCTTCGAGGATGCGGCGGGGGTTCCCCCGACCGCGGAGGCCGTGGCGGAGGGGCAGCGGGAACCACCCGCGTTCGCGGTGGTCTGCGAGGACGGGTCGGTCCTGATCGAGTGGTACGGAGAGGACCACCGCCTGGGGCTGAGCCTGGAGGCGGACTTCGCGCAGAGCGGGTGGTTCGAGGCGTCGCTGGTGCGGCGGGACGCCAACGGGAGCGGCTACCTGCGGGACGGGCTGGGGCCGTTCCGGGAGCGCCTGGCCAAGCTGCTGGAGGAGGGGTGACCATGGAAGCGATCGATCCGATCTACGAGGAGGGGTGCGCAGCGGGGCGCGCGGGACTGGGGCCGGAGAAGAACCCGTACACGGAGTCTCCGGCGGCGGGCGGCGTCTACGTGCTGTCCCCGGCCATGCGCTGGGAGCAGGGGCGGCAGCGGGGGAGGGCCTGGTGCCCGCACTGCAACGGCACGGGTCAGCTGCCGGGGTGGGGGTAGCCCATGGCGTTCTGGAAGAACGAGGGCGGTTACACGCAGCCGGTGGGTCCGGCCGATCCGAAGCCCCTGAGCTGGGGCACGGAGGACGGTCGGCGCTGCGTGCGGTGCGACAAGACGCGGGCGCAGCAGGCGGACTACGACGATCCGGCGCACCCGCCGGGATGCGAGTGCGAGCACTGCCGGTCGCTCTGCTGGGTCGATAACTGCGAGCCGTACGACTGGCGCGGGGAGTGCCTGGAGTTGCGCGCGTCGAACGACCTGCACAGCCGCATGATGGAGCGCGCTCGGAAGCTGTGGCAGGAGGCGCACCCGGATCGGGCGGACCAGTGGCCGGACGGGGCGGCCAACGTGGCCTGGCTGGTGGGGGAGATCGAGCGGTTGCGGACTCTCGTGTTGGAGCGGCTGCCCGAGAACACGCCAGCTATCTCGCTGGAGGACCTCGTCGCCTACTACGAAGACTGGTATCGACGCGCCCGCGCGGCGCTGGGTCTGCCGGTGCCGAAGGAGGGACCATGAGCATGGAGCAGGTCTGGGCGCAGCTGGAGGGGAAGATCAAGGAGTGCCCCTGCTGCCACCAGTGGTTCTCGCGGGATGCCCGATTTAGCGAGCGGGCGTGGGAGCTAGTGGACGAGACGGTGGATCGTCATGGGCGCACGACCAGCGGGGTCGTCGGGCTGCCCACGACCTGGAAAGTGCAGACGGGTTTCTGGCACGTGACCTGCCCCACCTGCGGATGGGTGGGCCGGTTCAAAGAGCGCAAGGAGTAGCTATGAGCGAGTTCAGGTTCGGGGATCGGGTGTGGGTGCAGACGCGGGTGGCGGGACATGCGGGAGAGGCGATCCCGTACCCGGAAGATCTGGTGGAGGCTCTGGTGGTGGGGACCTGCGTTCGCCGTGAGCTGGTGATGCTCTCCATGCCCTCGGGGATCGGGGACATCGGGAACACGGAGCTGCGATCGAACTCGTACGTCCTCGTGGCTTTCATTGGGGGAGCTGACAGCCCGATGGGACAGTCGGTTCAGTCCATGACGGTTCCGGAGTGCGACGTGTTCCGCACGCGGGACCAGGCCGCCACCTGGGCGCAGGATCGGATTGACCGGGAGGTGGCGCGTCTCATGGCGGTACACGCCCGCTGGGGAGAGTTCTTCCCGTCGGCGCAGGACTGAAGAAGGAGGATCGCGATGATGGACGGGACGGCGTATCGGAAGAAGCTGATCGACGTGCTGGGGTCGGATCACGCCTGGGTGCTGGCGGACCGGGAGCCCACGCCGGAGGTGGTGTGCGCGCTGGTCGAGGGGCTGGTGCTGCGCATCGAGGTGCTGCGGGATCAGCTGAAGGCGGAGCAGCGGAGTCGGGAGACGGCTGAGGAGCGGATCGGGCGCATGGAAGCGAACGCGCTGTCGGATCGCCTGATGCGCATCATGGAGCGGGCGAACCCGGTGGCCTGAGACGCGAACACGTGTTCGCCTTTGAATGGAGGATCGGATCATGGTGACGATGACGAAGGCGCAGTTGATTCGGGCTCTGGATCGGTATCCGGACAACACGGAGATCTTCCTGGGTACCGATGTGGACAACGGAAGCGGCCCTGAGCGGGTTTCCTGGAACATCGGGGAGCTGGAGTACACCGAGAACATCGACGGGGAGAGCGGGGAACCGGTGGAACCAGCCCTGGTGATCCGGGCGTCGAACGAGTAGGGCACACGAAGGGAGGATCGGATGGGCAAGTGGTGGAAGTCGACGACGCGCAGGCCGGGGTATAGCGACCGCGTGTCGAGTTGCGTGCTCGCTCTGGCGATGGTGGGGCTGGGATTGTGGCACGGAGGCGGCGACGCGGAGCGCTGGCCCTACTGGCTTGTTGCGCTGCTCATCGTCGGAGTCGGCGAGCTGCGGGCGATCCGGGCGCACGCGGATGCGCGGTGGGACGACATGCACGGGCCGATCAGGGAGACGCTGCGGGTGCGGGGCGAGGGGTTCGAGCCGGAGGCCCGGCCTGGAGCGGTGGTCATGTTCGCGGGGCGGGAGTTCCGCGCGGAGCAGGTGCAGCACAACATGGAGCGGTGCAGCATCCGCACGGACTTCGAGGCGACGCGGGGCGGTGAGGGGGACCGATGATAGAGGATCAGCTCGGATGGACATGCCCGCGGTGCGGGTGGCGCTGCGACGAGGGGCCTCAGCGGACGATGGACAACGTGATAGACCAGGGATACGCCACGGGGCGTTTCGTGATGCAGTCGCTGCGGGCGATCTGGCAGCGCGGAGGGTGTGGTCTGGTTGTGAGGGGTCCAGTCCGGGAGGCGTGGGCGCCGGAGGACCGGAGCGCCTCGTTGCTGCCGGGAGAGGTGATGTACCACCTGGACCCGCACCTCGTCGCGGAGTCGCGCGAGCACCTGGACGCCCTACTGGCCGAGGGGCAGATCGACGTCGCCGGACGTGTGATCCATCCCTCGTAAATACCCCATTGACAAACACACCCGATCGCGCCTAGCCTAAAGGGGCGCGCGAGAGGACCTAAACCAGCGCGCGCAAAGGAAAACGCGCGATGATCCACAACACGTTGCAGTCCCGCCTAGGACAGACTTCCAAGATCACGATCTCTACCATAGCCCCTATGCAGATCCCCAGGGGGCGCTTCCGATGCGATCCCCGTCACTTCCCCTGCACCAAGCGGCGTGGACGGCGTGGGGATTTTTCGATTGACAAACGGGGTGGAGCGTGTGGGCTGGTATTGGTGCTGGGATGTTGACGGCGGCTGAGAGGGCGCGGTTTGCGGAGTGGGCTGAGGAGGAGGCGCGCTGCACCGAGGGGATCATGGAGCAGATGAAGAAGCTCCCGGCGAGCGCGATGCTGGCGCCGCACTACGGGGAGCGGGCCTTTGCCTTGCGGCTTGTGGCGCGCCTGCTTCGGAGCATCGAGGACGGGGTGCTGTGATGAGCAAGATCGTGCCGTTCGCTAGGATCAAGGGGCTGCGGTGTCACACGGAGGTAGTGGAGCGGCTGGTGGCGGGATACCCGTGTCCGGACGTGGCGCGCTACATCCAGGAGGAGGAGGGGGAGTACCTGGACGTGGACCGCAAGTCTCTGTCGCGGATGCTCCTGCGGTACGTGAGCGAGGAGGTGTCGGAGGCTGACCTGATCTCGCCGCGGCTGCCCCACCTGGTCATCAAGGCCGCCAAGGAGTTCGGGGACCGCATGGAGGACCTGCGGCGCCTGGAGCGGACCTACGAAGTCGCGCTGTACCGGCTCGATCTCGCGCACGGCCGGGAGCGGCGGACCGGGGACATCGACGCGGGTGTGGACAAACAGATGAAGGTGCTGATCGATCTCGTGGCGCAGATGCACGCGATCAAGATGGACCTGGGGCTGACGGGCTCGCGCGACCTGGGGACGCTGACGGTGAGCGCGGAGCGCCTGGAGGAGATCCGGACGCGGTACGGCGAGGGCGCGGCCCGGGCGTTCGCGGACCCGGTGCAGCGTGCTCAGGTGCTCGGGCTGCTGAAGCGCGTGATGCGCCTGTCCGGGCGCCAGGACGTCATCGACATCCCCAACGATCCAGGGGACGGGGACGAATCCGAAGAAGGTGCGGTGCCATGAGAACCGCACAAAGTACAGGATCTGAGAAAATCGCCGTTTACGCGCGCGCGAGGATAATGTTCGGCGGCGCCGGGGACGCCAGAAGCGAACACGTGTTCGCCTGCACCAATGGGGGTGGCCGGTGATCCGCACGGGTCCGGACGGGCGGCGGCGCAGCGAGCGCACGGCCGAGGAGGACCAGCGCGCGGTGGTGGACGCACTGGCTCTGCTGCCCGCGGAGTCGCGCAAGCTGTTCGAGTCGCTCCTGGGGGAGACGGACCCGATCAAGGCACAGCGGCTGAGCGAGGAGTTGGAGAACGGGCTGTACCACACAAAGCCCGTGAGCATGGAGCAGTTCCTGGACGACCCCTACTACCTCGGGGACTCCATGGTGACGCTGCGGCCGGGGGTGAGGGAGAGCCTGATCGCGCTGTTCGAGGCGCCGCACCGCGAGGTGGTGCTGGCGGGATCGATCGGCTGGGGCAAGTGCGTGCACCCCAGCACGGAGATCTACCTTCCGTCCAGCGGGCGCCGGATCACGGTTGGAGAGGCGGTGGGCCTGCCTCGGTTCACGGTGGCGTCCATGGGGGATGGGGGTTCAATGGAGGCGCGGGGCGCGCGGGCCTTCCCATCCGGGCGGAAGCGGTGCGTGCGATTGGTGCTGTTCGGCGGGCAGGCGGTCATCCTGAGCACGGACCACCCGGTCTACACGGACCGAGGCTGGGTGGAAGCCGGGCGTCTGACTATGGACGATCTGGTGGCGACTCCGCGGCGTGTGCCGGAGCCCGCGCAGGGGCCGGACGTGTCCGATGACGTGGTGCGGTTCGTGGCGCTTCTGATGGCGGACGGCGGGTGCACGGGGCCGACGACGTTCACGAACCAGACGCCCGTCCTGCTGTCGGAGTTCGCGGATCTGGTGATGCGGCTGGGGGATTCGAGTCGGTACGACAAGGGGCACCGCTGGATCAAGCCGGGGACGAAGCGCGTCAAGGACGATCGCGGGAGCGCCGCCACGACGTTGCGGGCGAGCGCGGTGCGCTGGCTCGTCACGCAGTACGGGTGCGAGAAGAAGGCCATCCACAAGCGACTCCCGGCGGAGTGGTATGGACTGCCACTTAACCAGGTGGCCCTGTTTCTCAACAGGTTCTGGGCCTGCGACGGATCGCTGTCCGTGGGCAAGCCACAGAAGGCTGAGGTGACCCTGGCCTCGGAGGGGCTGATCGACGACCTGCGGTTCCTGCTGCTGCGGCTGGGGGTGCACGCTCGAAAGTATCCCAAGAAGAAGTCCTACCGGTTGCCGACTGGGGAGCGCCGGTCGTTCCCCGCATGGTGCTTGACCGTGACGGGGGCGCCCGAGATCCTGGCCTTCCTGGATGCAGTCGGTCCGATCCCGGGCAAGGAGCAGGCCTGCGCGGATCTGCGCCGCGTGTGTGCCGCGATCAAGTCGAACCCCAACTCGGACGTTGTGCCGGTTGGGTTCGAGGAACTGCGCACGATCCGGTCCGAGCTGTTGGTAGATGGGAAGCGCCCCGTGCGGTCGATGCATTGCCCGCGAGGGCAGCGGATCAGCCGTGCGGCATTCGAGCGGATGTGCGCGGCGACCGGGTACTCTGGGCACTATGCGTGGTTGGCGACCTCGGATCTGCTGTGGGAGCGCATCCGGGGCATCGAGGATGCGGGCGACCAGGACGTGTTCGACCTGACCGTTCCGGAGACGCACAACTTCGTCGGCAACGGGGTCGTGCTCCACAACACCTTCTTCTCCGCAACTTCCATGTGCCGGATCGTCTACGAGCTGTCGTGCCTGCGCGATCCGCAGAGCACGTTCGGGTTGGGGCCCGGGACCGAGATGGTCCTCATGCTCATGTCCAGGTCATTGGTGCTGTGCAGGGAGGTGCTCAAGACCGCGGTGGACGACAAGATCAAGGCGTCGCCGTACTTCATGAGCAAGTTCCCACCGAAGATCTCTACCGACTACACCCTGTTTCCCAACAACATCCGCATGACGATCAGCTCGTACGGAGCGGAGCGCGCGCTGGGCACGGCCATCTTCTCGGCGATCTGCGACGAGACGAACTTCCCGCCCAAGCGCAACGCCCAGCAGATCCAGCAGACGTTCGGGAAGCGGATGACCGCGGCGCACTTCGACATCGTGGAGAAGGTGTACCGGGCCCTGGTGCGCCGGATCAGGTCGCGCTTCCTCGGGGTGGGCGGCGACTTCCCGGGCATGGTGATCCTGTCCTCGTCGGCGGCGACCCTGGACTCCTTCACCGAGCGCAAGATGCGGGAGGACAAGGACGACCCGGACACGTTCGTGGTTGAGCACACGCAGTGGTCGACGATGCCCGAGGGTCACTTCTGCGGCGAGGTGTTCTACGTGCTGTGCTCCAAGAGCAGCCTGCGGTCCCGCATCCTGGATGCCGAGGAGGCCGAGGAGATCACCAATGAGTACCTCGACGAGCACGATGCGTGGATGGTCGAGGTGCCCGTGGAGTTCCGGGACGACTTCGAGGGCAACCTGGAGGACTCCCTGCGCGACATCGCGGGCGTGAGCACGCAGGCCATCTCGGCGTTCTTCCAGCGCGTCGACGCGATCGACGAGTGCGTGGTGCACTCGCGGCCGCACCCCTTCAGCACCGAGCACTGGGTGGCGGGCGGCCCGGGGTCGTTCCAGTGGGACAAGATGTGCCGGAAGATCGAGCGGCGCCTGCCCGGCGGCTTCATCGAGGACGCGTGGGTCCCGCGCGAGAACCCACAGATGCCGCGGTGGATTCACATCGACACGTCCACCTCGGGCGACTCCACCGGGTTCTGCATGGGGTACATCGACCGCTGGGTGGAGGTCGTGCGGCGCGACGGGGACGGGAACCGCTACACGGACACAGCACCATACTATGTCGTCGAGGTCATGCTGTGCATCCGGCCCCCGGCAGGCGAACAGATCTACATGCCGGACGTGCGGCGCCTGGTGTACGAGCTGCAAGCACACGGCTACCCGATCGCGGGGTTCAGCACGGACACGTACCAGTACGTGGAGATGCACCAACAGGTTCGGCGGCACGGCATCCACACGGAGCTGATCTCCATGGACACGACGGTTCAGCCGTACGAGGAGCTGAAGTCGGCGATCTACGAGCGGCGCCTGGACCTGTACGACTATCCCGTGCTGCTGAGCGAGCTGCGGGCCCTGGAGTACGACAGGGTCAAGGGCAAGATCGACCACCCGAAGCACAACACGAAGGACGTGTCGGACGCGTTGGCCGGGGTGGTGTGGGGATTGAGGCAACGGGCAGCCCGCTTGCCCTGGGCGGCGGATGCTGATACACCGAAGGTCAAGGTGGGCCACGAGCACCAATGGGTCAGTCCACTGATTCCTGCGGAGGACGTGGACTTTGAGGAAGTTCGAGCCGCACAGCGCAGCATGCAGAACAGCGATCTGTTGCCGCCGATCCTGATGGGAGATGACGACTAATGAGCTGGAGGGATACGGTTCAGAAGCTCTTCCGTCGGCAGGCAGCTGGGCAGGTGGCGGCGCTCTCCCGGGGCGCGTCCGGCGAGGCGACGATGCCCCGCCAGATCCCGACGACGCCTGATTCCGGCATGTCCGGCGCCTACATGCAGCTGGCGACCATGCTGTCGGTCGACACCGACCTCATGCTGCGGTTCGCCGACTACGAGAACATGGACGACTACCCGGAGGTGTCCGCGGCGCTGGACATCTACGCCGACGACGCCACGGTGGCCGACACCGTGCACGAGTCGACGATCTGGGGCACGTCCAAAGACAAGGTCATCCGGGACATCATCAACGACCTGCTGGACCGGCGCCTCCACATCGAGGACGAACTGTGGACGGCAATTCGCACGCTGGCCAAGTACGGCAACCTCTACTGTATGCCCGAGGGGACGCGCGTGTGGACGGAGCACGGCCCGCGCGCCATCGAGACGGTGGAGCCCGGCACGCGGGTGATCGGGTATCGGAACGGCCGCAAGGCGCTGGTGCCCGTGGCGAAGCGCTTGGACAACGGGACGCGGGAGATCTTCCGCGTGCGGACGCGGCACCGGGAGTTCTTGGCCACGGCTGACCACCCGGTGCTGGTGGATCGTGGGGACGGCAAGACGGAGTGGGTGCGGGTCGGCGATCTGCGCGTGGTGCGGTGGCCCGCGTCTGGCAAGCGGAAGCGGGGGAACATCAACCAGTCTAAGACGCCGCGCCTCGTGATCGCCACGGCTGCGCACGATGCCAAGCATGTGCCCGTGTGGTCGGACCTGTACGAGAAAGAGGTACGGCCCAAGCAGCGCAGCGTGGGTGGTAACGTCTTCAACGAGTTCGTGCTGCCCGAGCGCATGGAGCCGTGGCTGTGCCAGTTGTTGGGATTCTTGTGGGGCGACGGCGGTCTCGGGACCGAACGCATGGATGTCAGCAACTCCACGGTGTGGTATGCGCGCGGTGTGTACCAGGACCGGAACGATTGCTACGACGACCTGCTGCGGCGGTTGCATCTCGATCCTAACACCACCGACGATGGCACCCTAACGCAGGTGCACTCGGTCCTGTTCAAGTGCTTCCTGCTGTCCCTGGGGTGGCACAATGGCGCGGGTGTCAAGCGGCTTCCGGGGTGGTTGGGCAAGTTGCCGCGCGAGCACAGGCAAGCCTTCCTGGACGGATTCATGGATGCGGACGGGTGGGTTTCGAAGCCCGCCACGTGGAAGGACAAGGCGTACCACTACGAGATCGCCAACGTGGAGCTGGCGCGCGATCTGAAGAATCTGATCGACGGTCTTGGCTACCGGTCGGGGAACCTGCGGATGCGTACGCGGCGCGCGCCCATCATCAAGGGCAAGCAGGTGAAGCGCGTGCGTGAGGCGGCGACGCTCACGTTCTCGCGGCATGAGTTCCATCAGGACTTCGTGTCGGAGTCGCTGGTGGAGATCAACCCGGCGGGGACGGCGCACGTGTACGATTTGGAGATCGCGGACGCGGCGCACAACTTCGTGGCGGAGGGGGTGGTCGTCCACAACTGCGAGGTGGTGGCCAACGAGAAGGGCGTGCTGGGACTGAACTGGCTGCCTGCGCCCACTATGCGCCGCATCGTGGATCAGCGCGGCACGCTGGTGGGGTTTGTGCAGGACCCCACTGGCTCGTTTGCGTTCAGTCTGAACACGCAGGAGGACCTGGACCGTCTGCGGCAGCAGCAGGGCACCAATGGTGCTGTGTTCTTCTCGCCGTGGGAGGTCGTGCACTGGCGTCTGCGCGGGAAGCAGATGCGGGCGCTATACGGGTTCTCGCTGTTGGACAGCTCGCGGTGGGTGTGGAAGCGCCTGCTCATGCTGGAGGACAGCAGCCTCGTCTGCAAGCTCACGAAGGCCCCGGCACGGTTCGCGTTCTACATCGACACGGGCGAGATCCCGCCGCGCGAGGCGCGCGCTGTGGTGGACGACGTGCGGCGCCGGTACAAGAAGAAGCGGATCATGGACCCGGCGACGGGCAAGCTGGACTTCCGCTTCAACCCGCTCTGCTTGTCGCTGGACACGCGCATCCCGCTGCTGAACGGGACCACGCGCTCGCTACGTGAACTCATCATGGATCACGAGGCGGGGGTGCAGAACTACGTGTATTCCATGGACCCCGAGACGAAGCGCGTGAAGCCGGGCACGATCTCGTGGGCGGGCGTGACGCGTCGGGATGCCAAGGTGGTGCGCGTGACGCTGGACAACTGCCGGTCGGAGGTGGTGACGCCGGACCACCAGTTCCTGATGCGGGACGGCACCTACAAACAGGCGCAGCTCCTGGAACCGGGAGACTCCGTGATGCCGTTGTACCGTGGCATCAACGCGCAGGGCTACGAGTACGCGGTGCACCAGGATCATCGCGAGCGTGGGCCGGACAAGTGGAAGTCGCTGGTCCCCACGCACCGCATGGTTGCCGAGCACTTCCACGGTGACCTGACCGATCGCCAGGTGCACCACATCGACGATCGGAAGCGCAACAACTACCCGGAGAACCTGGAGCCGCTCGTGCCCGAGGAGCACAACACGCGGCACTCCGGTGAGAAGGCGCGTCGGTTGCGGCGCTGGAACAAGTCGGCCGCGCACTCGGAGCAGACGTCGCGCTACAACCGGCTGTACGACAAGGGCCAGAACATCATCGCGTACAACCGGAGTCCGCAGCACGAGGCGGACAACGCGATCCGGTCCGAGAAGATCTCGATCAAGTACCCGGATGGTCTGCTGCCCGAGCTGCGACGCTTGGTGCAGGAGAACGCCGCGCTGAAGATCTCGGACGCCGTGATCGCCATCCGGGCGCTGCCGGTGCACGAGGAGTTCCGCGCACTGAACGCGAACCGCAAGAAGGTGGAGTTCGATCTTTACCACGTGCGTGCGTTGATCCACCGTGCGGGGCACCCGGATTGGCAGGACTTCTGCGCGGCCTCTACGGTGAACCACAAGGTTGCGTCCGTAGAGTGGCTGGACGGCACCATGGACACGGGCTGCATCACGGTGGACGGGTGGCACAACTTCGCCGTGGACGCCGGGGTCTTCGTCAAGAACTCTCAAGATGAGGACATCTTCATCCCCACGCGCGCGGGCAAGGACGCCACGCGGGTGGAGGTGCTGAGCGGGCCGGACTACGACGACACTGGAGTGCTGGGCTACTTCCTGAAGAAGCTGTTCAGCTCGTTGCGCATCCCGCCGCAGTACATCGGCGGCACCGAGGTCACGAACCGTGCGGCGCTCACGCAGGAGGACGTGCAGTTCGCGCGTCTGGAGATGCGCATCCAGCGCGAGTTCATCACGGGCCTGCGGCAGGTTGTGCGCGTGCATCTGGCCGCGCTGAACATCGACCCCGACTCGGTGAAGTGGTCGCTCAAGATGCCAGCACCGAGCAGCATCTTCGAGATGCAGCAGGTCGAGGTGTGGAACGCGCGTGCGGGTCTGGCCGCGGCGTTGCAGCCGTTCTTCACGGCGCCGTGGATCATGGCGAACATCTTCCACATGAGTGACGAGGATGCGTTGTTCGCGGCCGAGGCCAAGACGCACGAGGCTGAGGCGCAGGCGCTCGGTCAGGCGTCGATCCAGGCCGAGATCGTGCGGCAGTTCCCCGAGCTGGGGCCTGATGGCGCACTCGCCCTTGGTGCTCCTGTGACGGGCCAGAGCGGGTTGACGGCGCAGCCGGGCCAGGAGCAGATGCCGCAGGAGTCCATCAAGAGGATCGAGAAGGCCCTGCACCAATTGCAGGAGAGCAACGATCGCGTGACGCGGTCGGTGGAGCGCACGGACTCCGCCGTGTACCGCATCGGGCAGCGCTTCCGGGCGATCAGCCAAACGAATCAGTCGAGACACGAGAGCCAAGCGAGGTGAACCATGTACGTTCGCGGTGAAGATCTGGAGAAGTGGATGGGGAACAGCCTGGAGGCTCGGATCTCCCTGGTGGAGACGGCCGTGACCGCGAAGGTGGGCGTCGCCGTGGAGCTGCTGGCCACGCGCGAGGACGGCGCCCTGTTCCGCACGCCGGACGGGAAGCTGCACGAGGCGACGTTCGTCACGTGTGTCGGCGACCATGGGCCGACGGTCGCGGACGTTGCCGTGCAGCCCAGCACCATCCCCGTGCACGAGGAGGCGGCGCTGCCGCGGCTGGTGAGCGACGAGTTGCGCTCCATCACGGCGGACCTGATGGATGGGAAGGCGATCGAGCGAACACGTGTTCGCTCTCTGGCGAACCTGGTCAAGACCGAGGAGGTCTACCACGTGGGTCAGGTGATCGCGAAGCTGGACGAGGCGTGCGCGGTGACGGGCGACGAGCACTGGTACAAGCTGTACGAGGCGAACCAGGAGAAGATCCGCACGGCCATGTACGGGCAGATCCGGGAGCTGGAGGCGCACGTTCCGAAGACGGCGTACGCCAGGCTGCCGAAGACCCGACTGACGGAATTCGAGCCGGAGCTGCGGGAGTCGATGGGGCTCCTGGCGAAGGTGATGGAAGAGATTATTGACGTAATCCGTCCGTTGGTGTTTGATAGGGACGATGAGTTCTTTGGTGCTATCCGCGAGTCGTTGATTGCTGAAGCGCAGACCCTTCATGGGCTGCTCGCCAAGGCCGGAGAGTTGATGCGCGCGGAAGACTTGGAGCGCGTAGCGGTAGCACA